CCTCTAGTTGAATTTGTATTTGTAATTTTCCACCATAAATTATTTCCACTACCATCATTATAAACATTACCTGCTGACATTGATGGCGCATTTGCTGCTGGTTGAGTTACTACACCTCCTGAGGATGTGAAGAATGGCATTAATTCTCCACTCCAATTTAGTCTTTCTCCTACTTCTGTTTCACCATATGGATAAGTAGTAAATCTTGGATTCACATTATCTATCTTAGCTGCATTGGCAACCATTACTTGTCCACCAACTACTGATATTGTATCTTTTTCAAATACAGCTGTAGATAGAGTTCCTCTAATTATTGCATTTTCAAATTCAGCTCTACCATCTCCTCTTATTTGCCATCCTGTTGCATTAGCTGTTAACCCTGATATAAATGGATCTGTTTCTATAGTTCCATTTGAATTTATTACAATTCCAGGATTAGCTTCTGAATTATTTCCTAGATTGGATATTATTTTGGCACTATCAAATTTCCAACCTGCTATTTGGTTTGTAGAACCTAATTGAAATAAATTACTTCCATCTGATTGACCTTGGATTCCCCAATTATCTGCAGCAGAATAATATGTTTTAACAAAATTGGTTGCATTTTTTTCTAATAATAATGCAGGTGTTGAACTTCCTGTTAATTTTGCATATCCTCCATTACTTACTAACGCATCTTCTAATATTTCCCAGCCTGCTATTTTTCCTGCACTTGCTGTAATCGCTCCTGCAACATTTACTTGGAAGTTACTAGATGATATATAGTAAGGTCCATTTGAATCTAATGCAATATTATTACCAGTATCAACTATTCTTGTTGATTCTAATTCCCAACCACCAATAGTTCCTCCTGCAGTAGCAGTTATTGTTCCTTGCATTGTAACTGCTCCATCTGTACCTAAATGGAAGAAAGAAGATGATATTCCAATTGTTCCATCTCCTGAACCTGATATAAACGATTTTCCTGCAGCTGCGCTACCTAAAAAGAATGAATCTGTTTTTATATCTAATTTACTTGGATTAGTTGAAAATATTAAATGACTTGCATCGTCATCTGCTACTATTTCAAATCCTACACCTTGATATGGTTGGTCTGTAAAAAATTCTTTTTCTCCTGGCAGGATAGATCCACTATACAACATGAATCCTCCTTTATTAGGATTAGTAGTTGCTAATGATGCTGAATATCCTGCAAATCCAACTGCTCTAATATACGCTGAATTTCTACCTGCCATTTCAACACCATGGCTAATAGCATTACCAATAAACAATGAACCGGTAATAATATTATTTTCTCCTGAGAGATATTGATTTTCTCCTGTAAACGTAACTGGAAATATTATTGGTTCAGCTTCTGCTACTGTACCACGATAATCATAAAAATTAAATTTAAATGCTAATGGAGTATTTAAAAACCTTGTTGGTATACGTATATTTTTTCTTACATAGTTAGGAGAAAATCCTGTATCTGAATGAGTTCTTAAATTTATCCTTGCTATAGTCCATGTACCTCTACGTATTATAAAAAAGATATCACCTTTACCATCATTATGTGCTCTAAAAGAAGCTTGTACATTTGATGGTAAACTTCCTGATTCTGCAATTTCAAATGTTGCTATACGTGTTCCAAATGGCCCATCTACTTCATTAAAAAGAAAATCATCTGATGTTAAATCATTATCACCAACATATGTATTATACGGAACTGTTAATCGATAATCGTTAAGTCCAGATTCTGGTGTTATCTCTGATCCTGATACATATACGTCCATTCTTGGTAATGGTATATCAGGGTCTTGGCTACCATCTAAATTATCTTCTGCATAAGCTTTTAAATCAAAAATATATTTTGTTCCTTCAGTTAAATCTACATGATGCGAACTAGTTAAATGCATTCCCATAAATTTATTAGAACTAGTTGAAAATGGAATTGTTTGAGGTCGTAATCTTACACCACTCATTAATACACTTGGTTCAAATGATGCAAGAGCTCTTGTTGATGCTAATCTTTGAGTTCCAGCTATTGGTGCACCACAGACTATATTTGGCCATTCTCCATCAGAATTTGAAACACCGCCAGCTTTAGATACTGGCCAATATCTTTCAAAATCTTCTAAACTTGTAAAGAATCCAGTTCTGTTATAATCGACACCTGTACTTGCATCTGATTCCATTTTATATGGATCAATTAACATTTGAGTATGTTCAACAATTGTATCTCCAAGATCAATATATTCTCCAAACATACCACCTGGTTTATATTGAGTTTTCATTGTATATACATCACCAGTGGCAGGTTCCATATTAGCAACTATTATTTCTGCAAATGATTGAGATGCTTCTGTAAAACTTAGTACATATGGTTCTACATGACTTGATGTAAAGTTTCCTGATGCTGATATTGCGTTTACTACTGTAAATGCTTCTCCTTCAGGAATAACATCTGCGTCTCCTACCTTTTTAGGTTGTTTTCGAACTTTTATTTGAAAATCACCATTACCTAAATAATCTGAATCGCTATTTAGACCTTGATTATATTGTACTGTTGCTGTTGTAGTTGTTTGTACTTCTACAATTGTAAACTCATAACTACCTGATAATGTGACTATACCGCCAAACATACTTGGCGATGATCCAGTATATTGTGATGCAGGTTCCAATTGGCCTTCACCAATTAACCCATCAAACTGCGATGTATCTATTTGTGGACTAACAATTGTAATTTTTCCACCTTCCATGCTTTCTGATAATGGGGCGGCTCCAATTAACTCTATTTGAGACATTCCTGTAAAAGATGTGTATCCTAAAAATTGAGCTTCTGCTGCTCCAGATCCCATTTCAACAGGTGCCGGAGCGTATGTCATTTGTACTCGGTTAAGCATATTTCCGAATGGAGGTGCAACTGATCTTCTAGAATTTGATCCTTGTACAAACGGTGCAGATGAACCAAATTTATTTATAGGATTTTTAAATTGCATTCCTTTATTATTTCTTGATCCTCCTCCTATACTAGCTGCAAAGCCACGTGGCTTAAATGGACTAACTTGAGGAGCTACTTCAGAAAATGGACTTCTTGGTACAGGTACTCTGATTGGAGAAACTGGTAATTGTTTACCAGGAGCAGATGTCTGTGATGGAATAGGTACTGGACTTCCCGGTGATCCTTCTACAAGCATTGGTCTTAAGACTATAGTTCCTGATCCTGATTTTTCTTGAATTACATCTTCCATATTGATTGGTTTCATATATGGTTGAATAATTTCTTTGATATGTACTCTAGGCGAACCTAAATGTATTATTTCAGTATCATTTTTATCATATGGAGAACATGGTAAAACTCTTTTCCAAAGAACATTTGGAATTTGAAGATATTCATCATTATTTACGTCTCTACTATATGGTAATATTAATCCTGTATCTGCATTTCTTAATGCTCTTCCTGCTAAGTATATTGTACAAGGACCTGGTGCATCATCTGGAAATGTCCAGATTGCGATTACTCGAGCTCTATCATTTTGAATGTATTTTAATGGCTCGTAATATAATGGATTTCCATTTGAATCTAATACTTCTATATAAATTTCACTTCCTGGAACTAGATTATTAGGATGTGCTTTAATTTTTATTAAGTTTTTTCCAGCTGTTAGCTTTTTAGGAAATTCTACGATTCCAAAGTAATCTTGTGATAATAATGTTCTATCGCGTACTGTATAGTTCCACTCACGTAACCCTACATAATTTGCAATATTTTTAATTTCCGGATCGTTATAAACTGGCAACTGTTTTCTCCTTTAAATATCTATATTTAATATAAATATCACTCGAATCGAATTTCGGAGTATCCATTTGCTTTCTTAATTTCAATGAGTTTATCCATAATATCTCGCATAGCATCTATATGAGATATACATAAAACAAAGCCAAATTGAGACTTTAAATAGTCAAACAACATGTGCATTGAGTTAAGATTGTCCGAATCTAATACTCCAAATCCTTCGTCAATAGCTAAGAAATTTGGTCTAGGTAAGTTTGATATGTTAATTAATGAAGTTCTAATAGCTAATGATGATATAAATTTTTCCATACCACTAGTTAATTCTAATGGCCAGTAATTTTCATCATCATACACAATATGAGCATTTATATTTTTTCCATCTGTATGTAATACAATTGTAAATTCAACAATTTGATTTAGAATATTATTTATTTCAGATTCTATCTGAGGTAATGCTTTTGTTATTAAATGGTATGGAACACCATTACGCTGTACAGCTTTTTGATAGTATTCATATCCTTGATATTGTTGTTCTAAATCAATTAAACGATTTATTCCGTCTTGAGCATCTTGTCTAGATTTTTCTGCCATTTTTAATTTGCCAGACAGAGTTAATAATTTTGAATCTAATTGAGCTAACTCTAAATTAACAATTGTTATCTCATCTCTAATTTCTTGAATTTCAGAATTTTTAATTTTATTAAATTCAATATTATCTTTTTGTTTTTGAGACTTTGTTAATTGCTTTTTTTTGTCACGCAGATCATTTGTAATAGATTTGACATCCCATTTAGCTTTTTCAAACTGGTGGTTGTATGCAATTAAAGTTCCGTTATGTATCCCTAATGAATGTGTTATATCAGATAAAGCTTTTAGTTTTTCTTTTGGTTTATCTTCATGTTCTATTTTTGCAATACCATCTTCAAAGTGTTTAATATCAAATTCAATAGCTTGTTCTTCATCAATTAATTTAGGTAAAAGATCTGCAACTTGTTTTGTTTCTTGTAACCATGGATTGGCCATACAATAACTACAATCTTCATCCCATTCGTGTTTATCTAATTTGGATACCATTTTTTGAGCATGTTGAATTTTTAATTGTTTCAACTTAAGATCATTAGTTAATTTAATAACTGTATCTTGATAATCTTTTAATTCAACTAATGCATCTTCTAATTTTTGTTTATCAACTTTATTTATTTTTTGCTCAGTTTCTTTAATTAATTTGCTTTGAGATTTGATTAACTCTTTTTGTTGATCTCTTTCTAATTTTACATGTCCTAATGAATCATTTAATTGAGTTATTTCATACTTAATATCATCTGGCTCTGATAATGTATCATCTACCTTTTTTAACTCCTTAGTCATAGTAAAAATAATATCATTAAGATTTGTTTTCATCTGTTCATGCTCAGATTTATCTAACTTCATTTGTTCATATGAACCAGTATGTTGAGTTATAATATCATTTGCTGCAGCTAGATCAGTTGAAAAATCTTTTCTTTTATATTCTCTAATTAATGCAGCTGTTTCTCTAATATCTTCATGTCCTATCAAATATTGTTGTTCAAATATATCAATATCTAAAAACTGAGATAATAAGTCTTTTCGTTCTCTTTGTGTTTTATCTATAAATCCTGTATTATTATTTTGTAATGATAGCGCTGTTAATACAAAATCTTCGTATGAACCAAGATATTGTCTTATAATTTTATTTGTAGTATCTCGTTGATCACCATTTAAATTTTCTTCATTTCCAGATTTGTCTATTCTCCAAAAATTAACATCAACTTTAACGTGGCCACGATTATTCTTTTTTGCAATACGTTCAATATAGTATGTATGATTATTTAAGTTAAATTCAAATTTACATGTGAATGATGATTTTTTATTGTTTAGTACATGTACTGCTTTTTTAGTTCTAGAACATCTATCAAAACAACAAAATGCTAATGCATCTAACAATGTAGATTTACCTGACGCATTTGGAGCAAATAATCCATGTGTTCCGTGAATATTTGTAAAATCAATAACATTGTTAGGTCCATAACTAAACATATTTGAAAATTCAAATTTCTTAGGTTGCCATGTTATATTTCTAGTTATTAAACTTGTTGGTAATTTAGAATGTACATTTCTATTAATATGTCTAATTGTATCTAACAATACTTCATCTAATCCATACTCATCTGATAGATATTCTGTAATAGTTTTGTTTTGCCATTCTACGTCTCTTACATTTCCAAAATTTATTTTATTGGTCGAATCATTAGAATTTAATGAATTTATTTTTTGAATAGAAATTTCTTGTACTTTATATTGAGATTTAATATTTGCAATTATTTGCTTTAATGTTCCAGAATCTGTATCTTGTACTTTTAATCTTAATCTTGGCCGTATAGGAATTTTATTTGATGGATTAATTATTTTTCCATCATTAATTTCATATGTATAATATCCAAAGTCATTTTGAATTTCAACAAAATTAAATTTTTTAGTTTTTAAATCCCATACCATAATACCATGCTCTAATCCTTCTCCATGATTTTGTTGTATCAATGATCCAGCATATGCCATAGTTTTTTCATCATTCAAACATTGTGGTTTATGAATATCTCCTAATAAAGTTAAATCATGTCCTTTAAACATTTCGGTTGTAACATGAGTATTACTTAATGTAAATCCTGCATCTGTTGATGCATTATGCACCGAACCATGATGTAATGCAATTTTATAATCTCCATCAAAACTATCAGCTTTTATGTAATCTATGGGTTTATCAAAGACCGACATTACGTTAAAGTGTACTCCAGATATATAGTATATACCGTTGTCTTTAAGATAGTGTAAGTTTTGATGATTCAAGGCTCTAATGATCGGACTTAAGGCGTCTAGTCTATAACTATTATTTAAATTAGTATCATGATTACCTGTTATAACAATAGTAGGTGCTAGATCAGCAAGATTTCTAAAAAAATCAGACACCATACTAATTAATTCTGGAGACATATCTGTTTTAGCATGGACTATATCTCCTGCAACATAAATTAATGAATTTGGTGTTTTTGTTTTTTTAATATATGAATATAATCGTTTAAATACAAGTTTATATTCTTTATGACGTTTTACGTTTCTAACATGTACATCTGCTATATGATATATTTTATCAATTGATTTGATTCCTGTTTCTATAGTCCGCATAATATTGTTTGTTCCATTAAATATTCTTGACTCATACTAGGTGTATGTTCTAAAATTTCTTTTGTTTTTTCAAATCCTAACGCATTAGGATCTTTACTAGTTAAATCTACAAAATAAACAGTTATTCCATTTGACATAAAATATGAAGCTGTTTCTAATGCTTGTTTTTTTGCATCTTGATCTAAACATATATAAATGTCTTTTACTCCTTTTTCTACAATTCGTTTCTTTAATGTATTTGAAATTGTTTTGCCAAATAATGGTATTGCATTTCTTTTAATAGTAATTGCATCAAATGCTCCTTCAACTAAAACAATTGGTAAATTCCAATTTATATGTAATTCAAATCCAATAATATCTTTTGAAGTAGGAGGATTTTTATGCTTATATACATCTTCTTCATAATATGCTCTTGCCACAAAATAATTTAAACTTCCATTTGCGTCATAACTTGGAATAATAATTTTTCCTGAATATGGTCCTTTCCTACAATACCCTATTCTATACCTTAATATATCATGAATACCTATACCTCTACCTTTAAGATAATATATTGCATTTCTATATTCTGGAGATGTTTTATCCAATTTCCATAATGGTCGAAAATTTTCTGGTAGTTGTAATACTGGTGTATTTGTTGTTGTACGTTTTGGTCGATATTCTACTTCATCTAAAATTGAAACTAATTTAGATATTTTTATACGTTCAACACTAAGCTTACGAAATAATGTAACTAATTTTCGGCCAGCTATATTACATACCCAACAATGCCAATGTTGAGATATCGTATTTACTTCTAATTTTTTTTTGTGATGATGGCAGAAAGGACAATGATATGCTATGTTATTATTATTTGTAGCTCTACCATTACCTAATACTGAATCTATTAAAGTACGTAATTTAAAGTTTTTCATTTAATCTAATATATAGAAAATATATCGAATAACCTAATTTTTTTCAGAAAACCATGACATTGGTATTTCTTTTTCAGCCCATAATATTCCATGTTTATCACACCAACTACCATATGTTGTTTTTGAGCCTTTTCTTATTTTTGTTTTTCCAGACATAAATACTATTCTTATATCTAATTCAGGATGTTGTTTTTTAATTAATAAATGTTTTTTACGATCTTCTGCAACCCATCTTCCTTTTGTTTCTACTAAAATACCATTTGGTAGAGTAAAATCAATTGTATATGTATGATTAGTTTGTGGTTTGATATAATCTATAACTGTTGTTTCGTATTGAAATTTAATTTTATTTTCTGAAAGTTGATCTGCTACTTTATGCTCGAATCCACTTCGATAACCATGTTTTATTGCGTTCTTTCGAATTTTAGATTTTGATCTCCATGCCATAACTTGTTCTTTTATATAAATATGCTAATAGTCCCAACGAACTATAAAATTCATGTCTGAATCATCACGTTTCTGTACAGGTTGTGATAATTTTCCTACCGCTAATAATTGTGATTTATCATTATACAATCCTACTGTAGTTATATATGGTTTCATTGATCCAGATAAGAATCCAGGTTTTATTATTTCTCCTGGTCCATTTGTATTTACATAATCTTCGCTTTTTTCATTTCCTTGAGGTGGTTTATATGTAGCAGAAGGATTCATTGATACATTACATGCATCTTTTGGAACTTGTACTAAAACTTCATTTTCATATATTGTATGAATTCCTTTATATTTGATACCATATGTTCCAGATAATGCTCCTGAATATTTTTCATGATGAGGAGATGATATTACTACATGACCATTTTTATAAAATACATTTCCTATAGTACTTGTCTGGAATGCACTAAAAGATGCAGATTCAAAATTAGCTAATGATGTGGCTTGTGTCTGAGTTAATCCTGTTTTATAATATCGTAATTCTGCCATACTTCCAGAATATGCTGAAAAGTTACTATTTGTTTGTTTAACACCAAATGTAATATCTCGGTTGTTTTTACATTGACCTGAATATACAGAACTAGAAACTTCTTTGACTCCATCAATCCATAATGAAAGTAAACTTCCCGATCGTTGTGCTAATACATGATGTGATCCTGTACAATGTGTTGTTGACCTAAGTGAGATTTGATTTTCATCGCCTACCACAATAAATTCTATTTTTCCATTAAGACTGCCTCCAGCTGAATGATTTAAAATTCTTACGTAATATGGATATTTTGTAGAATCTAAAATTTGGTCTCGTTTTTTAACCAACTTATCATTTAAATCATAATACTCTTCTACAAAATGTGTTTGTTTTCGTATCAATGTATTATAATTAGTAGATGCATCTGACTGAGAAATAGGAGCTTCTAACCAAAATGACCATGCAAAATTATCTGCTGGTCCTGGATTGAATTCTTCTGAATTTGGTGTTACAATATGACTGTCTTTAGTTCCATTAAAATGTCCAGCTAATCCAGTCAATGTAGTTCCAAATAATCCAACTTTAAGATTAACATCATTTATTCTTGATACATCTGTTGGAGTATATGTATTGCTTAAATATTTTAATGATCCGCTAAGAGTTCCATAATTTGTAGTAGAAGTTGCAGCTTTATTTTCTATACTTGTTTTTCTAAACTCATTATTAAATGTCCAATAACCAGTTAATTTATTTTTTGGAGCAAAGCTTGATGATACTACTTCATAATCTTTAAGATTTCCATTTCCATCATCAATTAAGGTAAAATCATTTGCATTATCTGTAACTACTACTGAACCTGGTTTTATTCCTTCTCCCATTTCAAAATAAGGAACTGAAAATATTGATCCGGTTAAAAATAAAAACTTATCTGTTTTTCTTTTATTAAAATGTTCAGAAGTTTTTGCTGGATCATATGGATGTCTATAATATCTATGATCTATATGACTCCATACAACATGTTGATTAGTTATATGTCCTAATCCTGATGGATTATCGGCTGCGTTTATTGGATCATCTGATGCTATAGATGCTCCTAATGCAGGACTATATTTTTGATGTTGTGCACCAAAACATGTAAATCCACTACCAGAGATTGAAGGACCTGTTACGTGATATTGTTTATATGCTTTAAATGATGTGGTTCTATAATCACCAGATTGAATCGATCTAAACACTGTTGGAATTGTAGGCATATCATATCGCTATTTTATTTTAGAAGTCAAGTTTAACTTTAATTAATGCCTCTCTTGTAAAAGATTTTAATAAAGGTTGACTTAATTTTGCAACTGCTAATAATTCTTTTCTTTCGTTGTACAAACCAACAGTTGTAATATATACTTGAGGATCATTAACAAATGTACTAAATGCTAATTGTCCTAATGATCCTGATACAAATGATGGATTGTTTGAATAATTATATTCTGCATTTTTCATTCGTACAAAATAATATGTCGACTTAACTGCTTCAGATGATCTACTTTGAAGTCCATGAGTGGTAGGATATTGAACATATGATTGACTCATTGCATCACGTAATAACATATGATTTGCACCTTGAACTGCAGATGCTGTATTTGTTTTTATTTGTAAATATTTACCATCTAGTCCTACATCTCCAGTACCGTTTAAGATAGCTATTCCATGTTGAGGATATAATAATCCGTAGTAATGTGGAGCTGATGAATTATAAATAGTTGTTCCTGCATCTATAGATCCTGATAATATATTATATATTTGTCCCGCTTCACCTACCGTTCCAGCAACTGATGAATCATCTATTAATCTTAAATGTTTACTTCCTTTCTTTAAATTAATTTCTATGTTTCCTGGATCAACTTTTTCACGATATCTTGCACGATTAAAATTCATAACATAAATTGAATCTGAATCTATACCATTAAATGTAAATTTTTTATCTTCTGGTGGTAATAATAATTGGGCATATTGTTTATATATAGCTCTTGAAGGTGTATCATTATTTAAATTACCTGTTGTATCTTTTGATCCTGAGCCTCCATAATGTCCATATGCTATACTTAATTGTTCTACAGCTGTTGTATCAAGTGCAGGATCTTTATCATATAAATCTGTAAAGTATGATTTTTGTGCTGCTGTTAATGTAGAACTAGTATGGTATCCAACCATTGTTCCAACACCACCTGTAAACATTCCTCTAGTTACTGTCTCTTGATTGTTTGGTAATATATCATCTATTGGATCAAATGCTGTAAATATTCTTCCTAATCTTGCTCTACGATTAGCTAATTCTCGTTGTCGTATAATCTGGTTTGCTAAATTAACTGCCAAGTTTTGTACTTGCTGTGTTGCTGCACCACCACCTCGAACCGACCTTGGTCCTGCAGGTCTTGCTGGACTTGTAGGAAATGCGGCTTGCGTTGCTCGCTGAGTTGCTTGTCTATAAAAATTTCTACTTACTGCCATTTATTTTTCCCTTTTAACTACCT